GAATTATGTCGCGCTATTGGCTTACCTGCTTACTTTGCAAGCGCTGAAACAACCTCGATGACATACTCCAACGCAACAGCGGAGCGTCGTTCACTAATCGACTTTGGTGGTCGTAATTTACTTTTGGCAATCGAACAACGTTTGTCAATGCCGGATTTTGTCGGTCAAGGCAATGAAATCCGTTACTCGCTAGACGAATACCTGCGCGGTAATCCTTTGGAGCGCGCTCAGGTTTATGAAATCCTGAATCGTATTGGCGCAATGAGCGTTCAAGAGATTCGCGAAGAAGAGGATCTAATCGACACATGAAAATAACAATGCCGGTATCAATTACTGCATCAGATGTTGAATCACGCATCATTGCAGGACGAATTGTGCAATGGGACGCAGAAGGTAATACCTCAGCGGGTCGCACAAAGTTTTTGCCTAACTCAATTAACTTTGGCAAGAATACAAAATTAGTTTTAGAACACAATCGCACAAAGCCTCTAGGCAAGTTGGTCGAATGGTCACAGGACGATACAGGTATTACTGCATCTTTCAAGATCGCTAAGACAACTGCTGGTAATGATGCTTTGGAGGAGGCTGCAACTGGACTTCGTTCAGATTTCAGCGTTGGCGTAGAAGTAGATGCGTGGGACAACAAGGATGGCGTTATGGCTATCTCTGCATCTAACTTAATTGAAGTTTCACTCGTAACTGATGGAGCAATCCCAGGAGCGGAAGTGGAAAAGGTAGCAGCAGCCGAGAATCCTGGCACAGCTGCAACCGAATCAACCCCGGAACCTCAGATCGAGGAACCTAAGACCGAAGGAGATGACCTAGTGTCAGAAACCGTTTCAGAGGCAGTATCAACCGAGACGGTTGAAGCTGCTAAGGCTGAAGTTAAGGCGACATCACATCCGCTTAACTCACAGCGTGTCCGTACCCCTAGTTCGCGCAGCAATGGGCGACGAGACATCTAAGTTGTATGTTGCTGCTGCATCAGATACAACAACAACTGAGGTTGCTGGTCTTGTACCAACTCCTCAACTAACAACAATTTGGGATCCAAAGACAACAAACATTCGTCCTGCAATTTCAGCAGTTCGTAATGCGGTACTTCCAGCTGCTGGAATGACTTTTGAAATCCCTCGCGTAAAGACTGCTCCAACAGTAGCTGCTGCTGCTGAAAAGGGTGCATTCTCAGATACTCAAACAGAAATCGAGTATGTTTCATGCTCAGTCGCCAAGTACGCAGGAATGCAGAAGTTCGATGTTGAGGTTTTAGATCGCACATCACCAGCATTCTTTGACGAATTGGTTCGCCTAATGGCAAACGCATACGCAAAGGCAACAGATACAGCAATGGTTACAGCACTACAGGCTGGAACACTTGACTCAACAGTAATCACACTTCCATTCGATGGTGATGAGTTTGCTGGCTACATCTCACGCGGTGCAGCATCAATCTACAACGCAACAAAGCGCTTCCCAACTGGAATTATCGTAACTCCAGATCAGTGGGCTGCTTTGATCGCTTTGACAGATTCAAACAAGCGTCCACTATTCAATGTTGCTGGAAACTCACAGAATGGTCTTGGCGTAGTAGAGCCAGGTAACGCTGTTGGTTCAGTAATGGGACTTCCAGTATTTGTAGATCCATACATCTCAGGTACAGGCGACGATTCAATCATCATGGTAAACCGCGAAGCGTTTACATGGTACGAAGGTGCCGGTCCACTACAACTCCGTACTAACATTGTTGGTACAGGTCAGGTTGAAGTTGGTTACTACGGCTATGGCTCAGCAGTTACTTTGACTGCTGGCGGTGCGTTCACACTTAACCAGAACGTATAAGCAACACACTTAGTCATGGCGGGGGGGTTGCTCCCGATCTCCCCGCCAGTCGTTTAGAGAGGACGAAATGCCAAGTATTATCACAGCTGCACAGTTGAGAACGGTGCTTGGTGTTTCGTCTGCTCTTTATAATGACGCGTATCTTGATGACATCATCGATACATCAGAGGCGGTTATCTTGCCTTTGCTTACAACTTTTGCATCACCAGTAGCCAAGGTTTCGCTGACAGATAATGTCGCAACCTTTACGACAGTAGGTATTCATGAGTTCACCGAAGGACAATCAGTTGTCATCGCAGGATGCGGAACCCCATTTAACGGCACTCGAACAGTCAATGCTGATGTCGATGCATACACATTTACAGCAGACATCACTAATGCCGATGTTCTCGAACGCAATGTCATCCCTAGCGGATCCGCGACACTTACAGGCGCTTCAACTTATGTTGGGGTCGCAGCTGTTGAATCAGCGATCATTGTAGTTTCAGTTGAAGTATTCCAATCTCGCACAGCACCCGGCGGACAGATTGAAGGCGTGGACTTTGCTCCATCACCATACAGAATGGGTCGCAGCTTATTTAATCGCGTAGTTGGTCTTTTAGGACCATACATTGATGTTGAAACGATGGCTCAATAATGCCGAGCACTATCCTTTCAGCAGTTCGTACACCTCTTGCTACCGCATTATCGGGCGTTGCTGCAAACGTATTTAGTTACGTTCCCGAGCAAATCCCGGCACCTGCGGTTGTCTGCGTTCCGGATTCTCCGTACATGGAGTTTGAGACAATCGGCAAGGGTACCTTTCGATGCAAGTTAAATTACACAATTACCTGCTGCGTTGCTTACAATAGCAATCCAGCATCACTTGATAACATAGAACAACTCATCACAAGCGTTGTGGCGGTTATACCAACTGGATACGATGTTCAGGTGGTTGATCGACCAACAGTTACAACAGTAGGCGCTAGTAACTTGCTAGTCGCGGACATACGCGTATCCACCTGGTATACGCAGACGGCATAAGGAGAAAACCCAATGGCAACAACAGTTATCACGGGTCGCGACCTAACTCTCACCATCGCTACCACAGCGTACGATGCTCAGACAACTAGCGTCACACTCGTAAACAGCCCAACAATCGACGTCTACCAGACACTCGATGGCAAGGCATACAAGCACACAGACGATCAATGGACTCTTAATGTTGAGTTGTTGGCTGACTGGGGTGCTGTTTCATCACTATTCGAAGCAATGTGGACTGCAGCTGATACTGCACCAAACACAACGCTTGCAGTATCATTAACAGCAGTTACAGGCGCAGTATTTACTTGCAACGTGTTACCAGTATTCCCAACAGTTGGCGGTGGCGCTCCAGGAGCACAGACAGATTCTTGGTCACTAACAGTCGTTGGAACACCAGCAGACACATTCAGTTAAAATCTAACAACGGGAGCAAAGATGAAACTACCAATAACAATTACATACAATTCAGGGGACGAAGCAACTTATACTGCACAGCCACCTGAGTGGGCAAAGTGGGAACGTGAAACTAAAAACGTTATTTCTCAGGCTAAGGAAAAGATTGGCATTTGGGATCTTATGTTTTTGGCTTATCACGCTTATAAGCGAGAGAACGCTGGAAAGCCTATTAAGTCTTATGAGATTTGGTCTGAAACCGTTGCAGATGTGACGGTGGGAGACGATAACCCAAAAGCCACGAGCCCGGAAGCGTAAGCCGGATCCTGGTATCTCTAGCAATAGAGACCGGGATACCGATGCAGTACTGGGATAACGCAGATGATGTTTTAACGGCGATAGAGATTTTGAAGGAGCGATCAGGTGGCAGATGAAATCAAGATCGCTTATGACAAATCAGATTTACGCGGCATTACCAGGGCTTTCAAAGCCATGGATGAGGAAGCCACACAAGCTGCTAAAAAGGAAAGTTCTGCGCTTGCTGAGTACGCTGCTGACCGTATTAAGATCGCAGCAGCGTCTCGGTTGGTTTCAGGGACTGCTGCTCGCCGTATTGCAGATGGAGTTAAGGTAAGCAAAACTTCAAAGATTGGTGAATTCAGTTATGGATTCGCTCGTCAAAAGTTTAGCGGTGGCGGTTCAACTTTAGATTTACTTTATGGTATGGAGTTTGGTTCTAATCGCTTTAAGCAATTTCCAAACCGAACACCAAGTCGGGGTAGAGGTAACTCAGGTTATTTCATTTACCCAACATTGCGACAAATCCAACCAGATTTGATTCGTAAATGGGAATCAGCATTTGACAGCATTTTGAAGGAGTGGGACTAATGGCAGGTAATAGAACCCTTAAACTTTCGATCCTTGCTGACGTTGATGATCTTAATAAAAAGTTAAAATCCGGTGATGATGCGGTCGGAGCATCTGCCGAGAAAATGGGCAAGTTTGGAAAAGTTGCAGCTGCTGCATTTGTGGCAGTTGGAGCAGCAGCGGTTGCAGCAGCGGTTGATTTCACTAAAGCTGCCATCGAGGATGAAAAGAGCGCTAGTCGCTTAGAGCAGACTTTAAAATCACTTACAAGCGCAACCGATGCTCAGGTTGCAGCAGTTGAGAAATCAATCCTTAACATAAGTTTGGCGAGCGGTGTCGCGGACGATCAATTACGTCCTGCCTATGAGCGCTTGCTCCGTTCAACAGATGACATAACAAAGAGCCAAGAATTATTAAACCTTGCACTTGATCTTAGTGCTGCTACCGGAAAACCTCTAGCAACCGTCTCAGACGCGCTAGGCAAAGCATACGACGGAAATACAGCAGCTCTCGGTAAGTTGGGTGTTGGTCTTGATAAGACAACCTTAAAGTCTCAAACCTTTGATCAGACTGTTGCCGATTTACAAAAACGGTTCGGTGACTTCTCTGAAAACCAAGCCAACACATTCCAAGGCAAACTGGATCGAATGAATGTCGCTTTTAACGAAATCAAGGAAACTCTAGGCGGATTCATCCTTGATGCTCTCCAGCCTTTGATTGACTTAATTGTCAATAAGATGATTCCTAAGTTCGGCGAAGTATCAGATCAACTTGATAGTACTTTCAAACCAGTATTAGAAAAACTTGGAGAAATCTTTAAAGACGTTATTATTCCATTAACTGAAAAATGGGTTAATTTCTTATTCAAAGAATTATGGCCAACTATTGGTGATTTACTTATCCCAGTCTTTAATGCACTTTGGGAAGGTTTACAAAAGATTTCCAAGGTCTTTACAGACAACAAAGAAAAACTGCAACCTCTTTTGGACTTGTTTGCTGATCTATGGGACTTTATGAAAAAGTACATCATTCCATTGTTTTCAACGATTTTGGTTAAAGCAATCGAGGATGCAGTTGATCGAATTGTCTTTGTCGTCAAAATTATCATGCCTGTAGTTGAGGCAGTTGTTAAGGGTGTTCGAATCCTGATCAATGGAATTATCGACGGAATTAACCTGGTAATCGGTGCCTATAATGCTATTAATGGTTTATGGGGTGGCAAGGATGCTGGCAAGATCCAAAGACTTGGTGAGACAACAAGTACAAGTACCGGAGCAGTTGGCAATTTCGCAATGTCTACCGGATCAGTTATCCCATCAACCTCAAACCTAGGACTTACAACTGGCACATCTACCTCAACAGGTGGAACCACAACGACAACCCCAGGTGTTACATCTGCGTCTAACGCAGCTGCTGCTGCATCTGTTGCAATCGGTTCATTTAATGCTGGATCTTTCCGCATGGCTGAGTCGGCATCTATGGCACCTGTTTACAACATCAACGTAACTGGAGCCTTAGACAAAGAAGGCGTAGCCCGTCAGATCGTCGAGATTATTAACGAATCAGCAGCGCGAGGCACAGGCGGATCTAGTGCCTTCCAGGTGGCTTAATGAGCCAATGGACTCCTGAATGGCAAGTAACCATCAATGGCGGTGGCGATTACACAAATGTAACCCTTAGCAATCTGACGATCACTTCAGGTCGCCAAGATATCTATTCTCAGCCTTATGCAGGTTATTGCAATGTTGAGATTATCAACCTTGACCAGTCACCGATTGTTATGGATATCAATGACCAAATCTCAATTAAGGTCAAAGACTCAACTGGTACCTTTGTAAATATTTTTGGTGGCTATGTTACAGATATCGATGTAGAGGTCACTCAGGCGGGTACTGGAGGCATTTCAGAGACAATTAAGGTCGTTGCCTTGGGTGCCTTGTCAAAACTGCCTAAAACCCTCACAGAAGGCGTTTTAAGCAAAGACTTTGACGGCAATCAGATTTACACGATTCTCAGCCAAGCCTTGTTCAATACTTGGAATGAAGTACCAGCTGCTACAACTTGGGCAACTTACGATGCTACAACAACCTGGGCAAATGCCGAAAACTCTGGATTGGGAGACATCGATCAACCAGGTGATTATGAATTAACTTCCCGCACAGCAAGCACAATTGACATTTACAGCCTTGTATCTGCCTTGGCTACCTCTGGACTTGGATACCTTTATGAGGATGCACAGGGCAGAATCGGTTATGCCGATAGCACTAGACGTAATACTTATTTAGCTGCTAATGGTTATGTTGATTTAACTGGTCATCATGCTCTGGCTCGTGGTATCCGCACATCTAAGCGCTCAGGCGATGTCCGCAACAATGTGACAATCACTTACAAGAATGGTGATCAACACACAGCAAGCGATGCTGAGTCCATTGCCATTTATGGACAACAGGCTTACAACATTGATACAACTTTGGAAAATGGCGCAGATGCAACTGCTCAGGCTAATTTTTATTTAGACCTCAGAGCCTTCCCACAGGCGCAATTTAAGTCAATTACTTTCCCATTATCTAGCCCAGAGATTGACGATGCAGATCGTGATGACTTACTGAACGTCTTTATGGGTATGCCAGTAAACATTACTGAATTGCCTACAAATATTGCTAATGGTGCTTTCCAGGGCTTTGTTGAGGGCTGGACTTTTAGCGCTGGGTATAACTCGCTTTACTTAACTTTGACTGTCTCTCCAACGGCTTATAGTCTCCAGGCTATGCGCTGGAACGGAGTGCCGGTGACTGAAACTTGGAACACAATCAACGCTGGACTGGAATGGATTGACGCTACAATAGTAGCCTGATAAAGGAGAAAAATGGCAACGACAACGAACTTTGGGTGGACTACACCTGACGACACAAGCCTGGTAAAAGATGGGGCAGCTGCTATCCGTACCGCTTTAGGTGGCGTGGATACTTCCTTTGTCGATCTTAAAGGTGGCACAACTGGACAAATTCTAGCAAAAGCATCTAATACTGATCTTGATTTTGTTTGGTCATCTGATGCAAGTGGTATGACAAACCCAATGACCACAACAGGCGACACGATTTATTCATCAAGTGGATCAACTCCTGCTCGTAGAGCCATTGGAACGACTGGACAAGTCCTTACAGTTTCAGGAGGTGTGCCTGTTTGGGCAACCCCTTCTGCTGGTGCTTATACATCATTAGCAACTGGATCTTTATCTGGTTCAGCGGTGACAATTAACAGTATTGCTGGCACTTACCAAGATTTAGTTTTAGTTGTTTCAAATGCTTATATGAGTGCTAGTACAGGAATTTCATACACAGTTAATGGAACTTCTAACATTTATGCAACTGGTATGAGTGCTGGAGGTTATTCACCTTTAGACGCTAATTCTGGTGCATTTTATTCAAACGCAGACTTTTTCTCTGGTGCTCAAACTTCAAGTGAAATTGTAACATTTCAAAATTATGCAGGTTCAACTTGGAAAACTGCAAAACTACAAACATTCACTAAATCGACTTCAACACAGTACGCAGTTTATGACAAGTTTGCTGGTATTCGTTTGGCATCTGCTATCACCTCAATTACTTTAACTGCACAATCAGGTACTTTCAGCGCTGGCACTTACACACTTTACGGAGTTAAATAATGAGCAAAATCATTGAGCATAATGTTGAAACAGGCGAAGTTGTAGAACGTGAAATGAACAAAGCCGAATTGGATGAACTTAAAGCTGCACAAGCAGAAGCAAAGGCAAGAGCAGAAGCAGAAGCCCTAAAGGCAACTGAAAAGGCTGCTTTGTTGGCTAAGTTGGGCATTACCGAGGATGAGGCTCGCCTCCTACTTGGATGAAACCAAAACTTTCTAAGTCGGTTGTTCAATTAAGAGAACAGGCAGACGATGCTTATCCTGACAGAAAGCGCGATTCTGATGGCACCATCGGAGACCTACGGCACTCAGCCCGAAAGAGCGATCATAACCCTGACCCTGATTCAGGGATTGTCCGCGCTCTCGATCTCGATGCTGATTTCAACCGACAAGCCTCTACAGCTGCTTACATTGCCGACCAGATTCGAATTGCAGCCCGAACAGATAAACGCATTGCTTATGTCATCTATGATCGCAAGATTGCAAGCGCTCGAAGCCTCTGGCATTGGCGCAAGTACAAAGGCATCAACCCACACACCAAGCACATCCATATCAGTTTTACAAAGGCTGGCGACCAAGATCAAAAGTTTTTTAACATCCCTTTACTAGGAGGAAAAGCATGAATATAAAGAATCCTTACGTCCTAACACTAGGAGCATTCTTAGCTGCATGGGCAGGATCAGACTTCTCACTAGATCATCGAGCAGTATTGTTCGCGATCCTGTCGGGTGTATTTGGATACGCCACTCCTAAGAAAAAGTGACGGCTAATGATTGGGCAGGATTCATCCTCGCCATTGCCTCGACGCTTGCTATTTTTATTGGCGGTTTGCGTTATTTGGTTCGCGGTTGGTTGTGGACTCTTACGCCGAATGGTGGTTCATCTCTCGCAGACCGATTGGCAAGAATAGAGACACGCCAAGAGGACATCTTGGAGTTATTGAAAAAGTAAGGGACACTTATCCACATGGCAAGAAAAGCAACTAAAGCGCTAGAGGATCAAGGTTACTCAAAACTAGATGCTTACTGCATCGGTTTACATGAGTATTACACTTCTTTGCGCAAGGCTGGCTTTAACGAGGATCGCGCTCTTTACCTTTTATCGGTCGTAGATTCTTATCCTGGGTGGATCTTGCCAGATCCTATCGAACCAGAGCGGTTTGGTGACTACGAGGACGACGACGAGGACTAATGACAGTCAAAAGAATCGCTTGGATCTCAGATATTCAGGCACCATTCTTTCATGAAGCAGCAGTCAAAAATCTAGGAAAGTTTTTAAGGGCTTATAAACCTCACCAAACCATTTGTATTGGTGATGAGATCGATCTACCTCAACTTGGTGGATTCGCTCAACCTTGGCAAGAAGTCGAGGGCAACATCGATGAGGATCGTAGACTCACTTTAGAGATCCTTGAATACCTTGGCGTTACAGATGTTGTGGGGTCTAACCACGGCGCTCGCGTCTATAAGTCACTATCTCGACGTCTGCCGGCATTTATGAATCTGCCTGAGCTGCGTTATGACAAGTTTATGGGTTATGACAAGGCTGGCATCAAATACCATCCAAACGGCTTTGATTTTGCTCCAGGATGGCACACTTGCCATGGGGACGCTTTTCCACTATCAAACAAACCTGGTCAAACAGCCTTAAACGGCGCCATGCGCATGGGTAAATCAGTTGTGTCAGGACATACTCACAGACTTGGTTTAAGTGCTCATTCTGAGGCTTCAGGAGGGCGCTACGGGCGCATTGTGTGGGGAGTTGAGGTTGGCAACCTTGTAGACCTTTCAAGCCCTGGTATGGGCTACACAAAGGGTTATGCCAACTGGCAGATGGGCTTTGTGGTAGGTACTCTACATGGTAAGCGCTTTACACCTGAATTGATCCCAATCGATCCTAAAGATGGATCATTTATCTATCAAGGTAAACGCTGGGGCTAAATCGTTACCGTTTCGTTATCAAAATAAACGTGTAATTGTCTGCTAAGTATGAGACCGTAATCCAGTAGTCACCAAGGGCTACGGAATCGGGAGTAACAAAATGGATCTACAAGTACCAATGATTATCATCTTATTAGCAGCTAACGTTTTATGGTTCATTGTCGGTTGGGCGATGGGTTATAAAGAATCCCAAGAGGATCATCGATTTATTGTCCAGGCGAGTGAAAATGCGCGCTAATGACATCCTTGACGAAGCCAAAGACCTCATTGCAGACAGAGGCAAAGATTACGGCTTGGCAGCTCTCAATCACCTTCGAATCGCCAAACTCTGGTCAGCCTACCTTGAACGTAACATCGAGCCTCACGAAGTCGCAATCTGCATGGCACTTGTCAAACCTCCACGCGGACAGTTACAAGGACGGCGCAGCATACATTGCACTCGCTGGACAGATTGCATCAACTGATTGGAGTGACCTTGACAGTTATTAAGTCTGCTCCTGGAGTCTGGTGTGATTATTGCAAAGTCAGATACGGTGTGAATAACCTGCTTGGTCAAAAGGCAGCTAGTTATACCGTTATCAGTAATCATCCCCGAAGCCAAGGCGTACGCAGACACTATTGCAACGCTTGCGCAGTTGAAGTACAAACTTGGGCAGATGGATCCGTGTGGTCATTGCCTGAACAAACCGAATACCTAATGGGACAGGATGAACTACCAAATGTCTGATAAATATATTTCAAACCAAGAACTGATTGAAGTTGCTATTGACTCAATCCAGGCATCTTGTCAATCATTTTGTGTCGGTTCATGTGACTGCGACAAATACGAGGATTTACTAAAAGAAAGGTTTTTAAATGTTTAACCTACAAGATTACGAGACAGTTGAAAGCCGTTTAGAGAAGTTTATAAAGGACTTTCCCGACTTTCGCATAAGCACAGAATTGGAGTCTTTTGCTAATGATCGATTCATTGTTAAAGCGTACTTATATCGAACTTACGCAGATGGTGTTGCGTTTACGACCGGGTACGCAGAGGAGAAGGTTACTGATCGAGGCGTTAATGCTACTTCAGCGTTGGAGAATTGCGAGACTAGCGCGATCGGTCGAGCGCTTGCAAACGCGGGTTATGCTGCTAAGGGAAAGCGACCAAGCCGAGAGGAAATGAGCAAGGTTGAACGCCTATCGGCTAAAGACATTGCTAAGAACAAAGAAGTACCAAGTTTTAAGACTAAAGAGGAAGCACTAGCTGCTGATCCTTGGACAACAGAGCCAATTTACGGCGATGTAACACAACCGCAAGCAATTAGTGCAGCTGAGGCTATTGCAAATGTTGAGAACATTCTCGGAGTGCAAAACCATGAGGAATGTGAGCATGGCGACATGAAGTGGAAAGAGGGTACAAAGAATGACCGCGCTTGGGGTGGATTCTTCTGTCCTGGTGGAAACATCGCACCGGCTCAAAACTGCCCTACTCGTTGGTACAACCTTGCCTCATCGGGCAAGTGGGAGAAGCAGAAGGCGAGAGCATAAATGGGATTTGTTGAAGTAAACATCAATGGTCAATGGATGAACCTGATGCACATGACTTTACGTTGCCAATTGTGTAATGAGGAAATCATTCTGGCTCATGTAGCAAAAATTGAAAACGCTGATGCTCCAATCAATGCAACCTGGACTTGCAAGAAATGCCACTCAATCAATGGCTAACCATCGAAAGACAAGAGGCTACAGAACCCAAAAGGTTATAGCCGATTATCTCAAGCAATGGTGGACTTATGCCGATACCGCAGGTGCTGGGAGGCAAGGTGAGGACATACTCAATATCCCAACTCTCAGCATCGAGGTAAAGGCTAGGGCTGACTTTCAGCCTTTAGCGTGGATCAAACAGGCTCAATCAAATGCAGCTAATAAACTGCCAATGGTCATTATGAGATGTAATGGTCAGGGAGAGAATGTAAACGAATATCTGGCATTTATGAAAGTGGGAGACCTTATGCCATTGTTATACCAGGTAGTACCGACAGATGTACCAATTAGATGCTCAGGCTGCGGAGGCTGGACATTCGAAGGAAAGGATTGCTTAGTATGCCGATCTATGAATACAAATGTGTCAAATGCCAAATCAGCTTAGAGATGGAGAGATCCATTCATGAGGAAGCAGATCCAATATGTTGCGGTGAGTCTATGCGTCGGGTCTATGGGACATTTGGCATAACCTTTAAGGGAACAGGTTGGGGTCATCAATGAAACGAAACACCGCTCTGACCAGGGCTTTTACCAATCCGCTTGACAGCCATGGTACGCTAACGGCGCAGAGCCCTTCAGGGGCTCACCGCGACCCGCTGAGGCGGGTAGGTCGCGGGGTGCTAGTTGCTATTGGGATATCTCTGTTTACACCGGCTTACGCTGTTGCACCTGTACAGGCAAAACAATATGTTTCAGCAAAAGAATATGCAGCTATCCTTGTAGATGATAAAGACCAAATGATATGTTTAAATAAGTTATATGGTAAAGAATCAGCATGGCAATCAGATGCAGTCAATGGTAGTCATTATGGTATTCCACAAGGTAGATCTGAGTATCTAAAGGATGCAACACCAGAACAGCAAATACAATGGGGACTTAAGTACATCGATAACAGATATGGTTCACCATGTAAAGCGTGGGCATTCTTTCAAAAGAATAACTATCACTAATGGCTAAGCAATCAGCGTTAAGAGATGATGGTAGTACTGCGCTATGGCGTAGGATACGACAGAGAGTGCTAACAAGAGATCAGCATACTTGTCAACGATGTGGACTAGAGGCTACCCACGTCGATCACATCATACCTAGACGCTTAGGAGGAGATGATTCAATGGATAACCTTCAAGCACTATGCAAGCAATGCAATTTAAGCAAAGGGGGTGGGTTTTTTGAGAGCGCTAGGACAC